TCCTGTATATACTTGCAAGACCCCAATAGATGTATTCCATACTACATCACCTTGGTTGAATTTTAAAGAACCAAGTTCTGTATCGTTGAATTGTGGCGTAGAATCAGGGTCAAATGTTCCTAAGTTTAGTTCTAAGATTCTTGTAAGTCTGTTAAAGGTTTCTTTACTTACAGAAGGTTGTAACTCCGTAGGCAGTCTTGTTTCTAATAATTTGCTCATCTTCTACCATCGGTTTTAACATCCATTCTTGTATCACCCAAACGCCACCCAATTGAAAGATTACCATTATTAGAAGCATCATCATTTGATTCAAACCGTACAACAGCTTGTCTACCCCTAGCTCTAAGATTAATTTTTTGCGTAGATGATGATATTTCAGAGGTAGAATCAGTTGTTAAAGAGTCACCTGGAAAGTTTCGTACCTTTGTAACCACGTTTAAGGAGCCAGCGTTAGCATCTTCAATAAATTTAATATCAGGTATAAGTGCAGAGATTTGGGTAAAACGATCCCCGTCTCCTATATCAAAATCGCTAGACTCTACAAAAACATTTGTCATTGCACTACCGTCGTTGTCAAAACCGATTTCGTGTTGATACAGAACACCTCCGTCAGTGGCCTGTGGATAAGGCTCAACACCAGCGTCTAACCATACAGTCCTTACAAGTTGTCCATAGTACCAAACCTGTTGTTGTGTATTGTAAATGACGTATCTATCTATTTCTGAACTAGAAGAAGATGGGTAAAACCAACCTACTTCATTGTGTTCGCTATTTGTAAAAGCTTGTATCTTGTAGGCTTGATCTTGATTTATATCACCAAAAACATAGTTATGTACGCTACAAGGTAATTCTTGCACCGTTCCATTGTAGAGATAAAAATTGTTATAGCTCATAAAATATACACCAGTGGAGGCAGTTATAGCCGCATTTGGTGCAATCAAACCTGAAGCTTCGTTTATTAAGTTTAAAGCAAAAGTTAAAGGCGCACCTACGAACTGCATGGAGTAAACAGAAGTATCTGTAAATATAACTATTTCTTGTCTTGCCTTAACTGCTCCCACGATAAGTGAACCTGATGATAATCTTAAAGATCCAGCGGTATTAGTTATTAGTGGTTCAAAATCCAACTCATTTTCTTGATCTGAAAATGCTATAAGCATGGGATCTATTGATCCGCTCCTACTGCTACCTGATATTGGGTCAGCTCCTAAAACTATAAGATGTCTGTCAACTTCAGATGTCAAAACTTGTAAACCAACAGTAGGGACTAAATTTGCACCTGACACACTTGATAACTGAACTGCTCTTGTACTTGTACCATCGTTCTCAACCCAACGATAAATACCGCCTCCTCTTGTATTCATAATAAGATTTTCACCAAAATTATCATGTGTCCATAGTCGCAATTGATTATTACCACCCAGAGCAGTCGCACTACCCCAACCACTAGCTCCCCAAGTACCTACGCCCCAGCCTGTAGATTGCACATACACATCTAAGCCTGTATTAATTTGGTAAACAGCATCCGTTGAAGAACCACCGTTGCCAGAATCACTTGAGTTAGCGGTAACCGTTGTGCCTGAAGTGTCTTTTGCTGTGATTGTATAAGTGTTAGTGCCAGTCACTAAATCAATTTGGTACTCTTGATTTAAAACAGACGCAATAACATTCCCCCCTAGAGAAACTGCGCTAGAAAAAGTAACAAAGTCGCCGTTAACGGCACCGTGACTATTATCAGTTACAGTGATAGTAGAAGAACCATCAGTAGCAGCAAATGTGGCCGAATTCGTAGTTGTTTTACGTATTGGTGTTACATCCGAATAAGATGTACCATCTTTTATATAGTATTTAAGATGTGTCCCAACACCCAAAAATTTATTACCCTCTAATGAAATCCAATTATGTAAAGCACGTGCTGTGCCTTGATATGTGCTGTCAGTTAACTTTTGCCAACCGCCAAATTTTTCAACCCTACCCTCTCTGAATCTAATCAAATTGCAATCAAACCATCCGCCTTCGTTGCTATACGCTGTGCCTTCTCTATATATACCAGGTCTGAATTGTACTTTTGTATACGGCATCTAGACTTTCTCCCATTTTTTTCCTTGAAACATGTCGGCTTCAGCCTGTCTTCGCTTTACTAAACCTTGTAAAACTTTTCCGCCAGCTTTATTCCATCTAACTATTTGTTCTGGCACCTCGTCATATTTACTTTTATTTAACACCTTCAATAGTGTAGAGGATTTTAAATTATTTGGTCCTAAATTAAATACCCAAGAACAAAGCGCGTCAAATTGGTTTTGCTCTAAAGGGACATTTACCATTTCGTTTATGTAACCTTCATACTCAGGCATCTCTTCTTGTAGTAAATGCTCTGCTTCGTCTTGATTTATTTGGTCACCCTCTTTTACACCCTTAATGGTCCCGTATCCAATTGTCCAAATACCTACCGAGTCTTGGTATGCCTCTAGACCACATCCCTCAAAGTGTTTGATCAAAGATATGCCTTCTTCAGATATTTGCATATTACTCCCCCCAAGTACCGTCCTTTCTGACGTGTCCTGTCTTTGTTCCGCCCCAGTATTCAACAGCATGTCCCTCTTTGATAAGTTTTTGACAAACATCTTCGCCATCTGCCGTATAAGGGACGCCCAAAATCCTGCCATATTTTCCTTTGCCTAAAGATTTTATTCTAAACGTGCCTTCGCAAAGTTCTTTTAATCTTTCTTTTGCTTTTAAACCTAAAGCCTTTTCTTCTAAATTTCTTGTTCTAGATTCTGGTGTGTCTATACCTGCCAGCCTTACTCTTTGTTTGTGTAGTTTTACATCAAAACCAAGGTCTAAGATGCAATCAAAAGTGTCTCCATCTACTATGCGATCAAGTGTAGCTCTATAAACAAATTCATCTGGAGCTTTACTCATCCTCTTTTTCCTCTCTCGGTTTGTCGTACTCTCTATAATACTTAATGATAGATAAGATGTCTTTTGTATATCTGGTAATCTCCGCCATATCCATACTTAAATTTTCATACTCTTGACTAGATAAAGAGTAATAAGCACGTGCAGGGGCGTCTCCATTTTCTAAATTTTCTAAGTATTCTTTCATTAGTTCAGGGGTCATAATCTCCCAATCTACCTCAGATAAACTCATAGGATATGGTAACGGTGGATGATAAATCGGCGGTCTTTCAGCAATACTTTTTACTTGTACTGGCTTGACGGAGGATTGCATGAGAGAGCAACTAGCCACCAGCAAAGAAAGACTAATTAGTAGTAGATTTTTCATCAAACTGATTTGGGTTAGTAATTTCTTCTAAAGTTGCCATAACTCTAGCAGACGCTTTATTGATTTTGTTTTCAATTAGTCCTGGCTTTGCCAAAGCTAATTTATCTAAATCGTGTTTTGCAAAGGTTTTACGCAGTCTATTGACGTCTTCCATCGCTGCACGTTTTTCGGATTCTAGTTGATCAAGTTGAATTTGTTGTTTTTTTTGTTGTTCTAGATAGCGCTCAATGGATTCGTTTTGTTTTTGTATTTCTGTTTCTAGAACTATTTGATTACCTTTAAGCGTAGTAATTTGGTCCGCTTGATAATCTATGTACCAAGCCGATCCTGCAACTGTTACCACTAACAGTCCACCTAAAATCAAACTTAATTTAAATCCCATGTATAAACTTCCAATGGCTTTTCTTTACCTTTAACTTTCAAAGGCTCTAATAATTCTAACTTATAATCGCTTTTTATGGCAGTGTTGTAACCAATTAACAAATCTCTACCTGCTTCTTTGGTTCCGCTTTCTAGTCTAGCGGCCACATTTACGCCATCTCCTATTGCCGTGTAATCAAATCTAGTCTCACTTCCACAATTTCCAATGACCGCGTAAGAGCTGTTGATACCTATACCTATTGCTACTGGATCTATACCTTGCTCAACTAATTCTATATTAAGGTCTGCCATATTTTTTTGTATGTCCAAAGCACAATCTATAGCTTTGTTTTCGTGATTTTCTAAATCTAAAGGTGCGTTAAATATAGCCATCATTGCATCGCCAATATACTTATCTACCATACCACCGTTTTTTTGTACTGCCTTTTGTTGTGCTGTAAGAGCTTTATTCATTATATATGTGACTTGTTCAGGCTCTAATGTTTCAGATAGAGCAGTAAATCCACGTACATCAGTAAACAAAAAAGTGGCATATCGTTTTTCTCCACCTAGCTTGAGCTTGTCTGGATTCTTCTGTAGCTCTTTGACCTGTCTTGGGTCTAAGTAATGTTCAAATTGTTTTTTAATCTGCTGTCTCAACTTGTATTGTTCTCTAAAACGTATGTAAAAAGATACTGTAGCTGTGATAAATTGTGATACTAAAGCCCAAGAAACGTCTATCAAAATACCTTTTTGTATTGTAGAAACGCCATAAAAAGCAGTAGATACAAAAACTACAGCAAAGAATGATATGCCCCATGTGATACCAAAAACATTCAATACAAGCCAAACAAAAACTAAAGAGAACAAAAATATTAGTAACTCTAGAGCTAATGCGTAGTCAGGTATGTACGGACTATCTTGTATAAGTATAGATTCTGCAAGAGCTGCTTGTATCTTGTGTGGCTCTAACAAACCTACAGGCGTAGCCAATTGCGGAGATATGCCTTTTGCGGTAAATCCAACAAAAACAAACCTGTTTTCTACATCCATCTCTGATAAAGATGTTTCACGTGGAACAACCCAAGAAATCCATTTACGACCTAGACTATCAGTTTTTACTGGAGGCAATCCTTTTACTCTGACTTCTTCAACACCATTATCATTCGTTTTTATAACGTAGGTATCTGCTCCAGCTAAAACTTTAAGAACTTCCGTACCGTATGAAGATACCCAGCCATCAGATGTACGCATGAGTAAAGGTAGTCTACGTATTAAGTTATCTGCATCAGTACGAGCAACTGCTATACCTTGACTAGCGTTGTATTTTAAAACGTCAATATTTTGTATTACACCTGTTGCCATCATGCCACCAGTATCTTCTGGTCCTAAAATAACAGTGCCAGATGTAGGCGGATATTGACCTTCTCCTTCAAACATAGCCAAAACACTTGGAGAAAATTTCAAAGCTTCAGTAAACTCAAAGTCACCACCAAATCTATCGGGTTGTGGAAAAGCCATAACCCAACCTACGCCCATAGCCCCTTGTCTTAATAAATTAATATGTATTTGAGCTAATGTTTGTCTTGATAAAGGATAACCACCTTCATTGGCTATATCTTCCTCTGTTATATTTAAAACTACGAAATTACCTGATTCTTCTTTCTCTTGTATAAAACTATCAAAAGTTTTTAATTTTAATATTTCGTAGGCTACTGGTTGAAAATAATAAACAGACCCTAGTGCTGTAAATAAACTTAAAAATATAATAGTTTTTTTCATCCAGACCCTTGCTTAATAGTTATAGTGGTTGAAGAACCACCATTTACTTTTACTGTATTTGATACTCCGTCTTGTACTAAGATAATAGTATAGCTTTGAGAACCGTCTAATGACAGTCTTGCACTTTGGCTTACGGATCTAGTCATACTTATGTTTTGGCCTGATACTATAGTGGTAATCTGTGTGTCTTTGTCTTGACCTATATCTGTACCAGTAATACGCATGCCTACACCGCCTTGTTTTAGCTGATCCTCTTCTTTAGATATTGCTAAAGCATCTATAACATTTAGTAAATCCTCAAGAAAATTAACGTCTAAATAATTTATATCTAATTCTGTGAATTCAAGATCAGCCTCTGTATCAAGAAAATCTTCATTTAGAAAATCAATATCAAGATCATCAAACTCCAAATAATCTACCGTGGTTTTTGATTGTCTTTCTTCTACTTGTTGCTCTGTTTCTTCTGGTGGATTGACAATTAACATATTATCAATCAAATCTAGCGATATATCTAAAGTAACAGGCTTAGTAGGACTGTTTTCATATACAGATACTGTTGTTGCCTGGTATGGTTTGTTTAAAGTAACACTACCAGATGCTGTCGATACCAATATCTCGCCACTAGATATACCATTTTCATCTGGTAATAAAATTACAAGACTTCTACCTAATTCATCTACCGTGCATGTAAAATCAGTACCTCTTATAGCTATATCAGCTGTCGGTGTCTTGATAAAAATTTGGCTCTTATTATTAAATTTGCCTGTAATAAATCTTGCTGTACCACTAGCAAACTTCAAGGCCATTTTTGATTTTGACGGGTCAGGATCATAGATATATTCATCTATGACCAGTTTTGAATGTTCAGTTAATTTAACTGTAGAATCATCTTCAAATGTTATGGCTACTCTGCCCGCTTCTGTACGGACATCATCCATTTGTTGTATATCAAACTGTAATTCAGCTCCGTAAGCCTTATCTCTTAGAACTTGTGCATTACCTCTAACTTCTGAGATAGAGCCTATTTCAACAGACGAATGAAGTAGTTGAGTCTGACTGAGTAACGCAAACTGTACCGTTAGAGCCAACAGATGTAATTTTAAGCCAATCATTATCTGTAGTAGACTCCTGATCTATGTTAAATGTTCTTGTGCTGCCTGTATGATCTAAGTAAAAGTAACCACCAGCGTATCCATCGCCATCATAGGTTATTGTATTATCACTACCATCTATATCCATGTAGTTTGTAGCACCATCGACATCGATACTAGATGTAATACTATTACCTGAACCTTGGACTATCCAATCCAAATCAAGGTTTGCAGCTAATGCTGTCATCGCATGGTTTAATGTCGCTGTGTTTGTGTTACCTGTAAACTGAACATTTACGTTAGAACCGTCAGCCCCAGTAGCATTAGTCTCATCAGTAGACATATTAAATGTATTGGTATCACCTATGAATGAAAAATAACCTGTATAGTTATCTGCCCATATATCACCAAGAAATTTATTAGTATTACCTTTTTGTAAAATATCTAAAGTCATACTTGTACCATCTAAATCTAGCGGTGTCATATTAGAAGCACCAGCTGTTGCATCAGCACCGCCTATAATATTACCGCTACCGTTAACTTGTTCTATATCTAGATTAGATGTAGCACCTGACTGATCTATAAATATTTCATTGTCTGCACTTATCAAATGCAAAGATAAAATTAACAAACCAACTCCAACTAAAATCGCCTTGAAAAGTTCAAGAACTTGTTTTCCAGAATCCTTGTCCATATCCTTCCTCTATTGTTTGTAAAACAGCTGTCTCGATAGCCATCTGTAAAGCAATATTTATAGACTCATTTTCTACTATACCGCTCTCTATTTCAACTAATTCGGTATTATTTGCATAAAATCTGAACACATCTGAAGATACAGATGCACTTAATATTGACTTGGTTACTAAGACTTCAATTAAAATTTTACCCGTACTAACCGATACTGTACGCAAAGAAATGGTTACTGAGTCCTGTCTGTATTCTTTTGAAGCACCTATACCTAAGTATCTTGCACCAGCTCCTCCTGATTTCATGTTAGTTTCGTAACCTACAACACCACCCTCCATCAATAGTCCAGCAAACAATAAAGGTTTTACCTTTTGTTTTTCATTAAAGTTTTCTCTGGTAGTGCGTATAATTTGTCGTTCTTTAGTTAGATTATCTAAACCTTTGCGTTCTACTACATCAAACACGTTTGAATGTTTTAAAGCTCTAATAAGATAGGCATCAGGGGCCTGGGTGATTGCTGTGCTAAAACTTGCGTATTGACTGTTTGATCTACGTTGACCTGTATCGTCTTTAAAAGAGTTTGGGTATACAGCCACTACGGGCTTCCTTAAAGGTACAGGCACTTTTGCTAGTTCTGTTAATAAAGAACCGACCTCTGCCGATTCAATACTTCGTATTGGGGGTATACCGTTATATAAAGGATCTACAACTAACGCACAACTAGAAAGTAAAAGAACCGAGAGGTACAGTAATTTCTGTCGTATTGCCTTCTTCATCTGTAATTATTAATGTTACTTTATCGTCTTCTACCCTGTATTCTATAGTATTACCTTCTAACTCTAGCACTCCAAAATCGGATGCAGTTTCACCAAACAAACTATCGACCAACTGTCTGCTGAGTTGCGCGTATATTCTACTCTCTAAATTACGTATAAACCTAGCTAGAGTGGTGTTATCTGCTTCTCTTTCTAAATCTTCTACATAAGCTTTAATCTCCTCACGTATAGCTTCTTTTCTATTAAATTCTTGGTTTTCTATGGTTAAATAATGGCTAGAAGTATTTATGCCTGAAAAGCTAGGGTTCTTGAATTTGTGCGTCATTTCATCAGCACTTAAATAACCAATAAACAATGTGATGCTCAAAATACTTAAAATGATAAAAATTTTATCCCATCTATCCATTTCTTCTATCCTGTTGTTGTTTAATCAACTCTTCTAATTCCTTCTTGCTTTTTATTTTTTGGTTCTGCTGTTTCATTACTCCCCTCGTTTTCTCTCATTTCTAAAACAGTATTAACCTTTTGTTGTAACCTTATCATGTCTTGATCTAGTAATCTTAATTGATCAGTTAGACGAATAATAGTTGCTTTCATCTCTTGAACAGATGGATCTATCTTATTAGTTATTGTTTGCCAGACAAAATATACAAAATATCCCAAACCTACAACCATAACTACTGGAAATCCAAAGTCTGCGACTATTTGAACTATATCCATTTAGTCTCTTCTAGCGTCTATTTTACCGTCTTCTACAAAGTTTTCTGCTCTTGCTATACGGTCAAGATCAGGAGGTAAATTCAAAGCACTAGAAACGCTTGTATCTATACGAATCATGTCATTGTTCATTATGGATGCTCTAGTAATTAACATTTTAGTTATACCTTGTACGGTTTGTATTTCACTAATCAAACCATCCATAAGTTGTTTCATAACTAAAAATATAAAATAGGCCATTATAAGTGCGCCAGCAATAGGCAAACCCAATTCAGCGATCAGATCGAACGCTTCCAAGATTAATCCTCGCCTTTAAACTTTTTGCTTTGTCCAGAAGTACCAGCGTAAATACCAAATACTGCCGCCATGGCACCTACAACGACTGATACTAAAGCTGATTGTTCCAAATTAGGGTCAGGTATGGTCATAAACCAGGTAACTACTTTATATAGTAGTATGATGTAGACGCTGACAAATACTCTAGGAAAAATTCGCCAAGCGTCTACGGTTTTAGCTAGATGGACCCATTTTTGAAATGGGTTTACTGACAAGTAGTTAGGTGTGACATCAATATCCAGTTCTAGCTTCTTTTTTATAGATGGTTCGTTTTGTAGTTCCTCTTCCATCATATAAACCTAGTTAAGACTATAGCACCTACTATGAAGGGATAAACGCCCCATAGCATGTTCTCTAGTTTTTTAAATTTTTCAGATCCTTCATCAAGACGCTTTTCAATATTTTGATAGCGGATTGCACACTCTTTTTCGTGCATTTCTATTTTATGTAATGCGTCTTGGGATGATGACATTATTTTTCTTTTTTTACTTCAACAGTAGTGTAAGCTTCATTAACATCTGGAGTGGATTTATCATCTGCAACAAATTTACCATCTTCATCTCTTGCTCTAACGGTTTTATCTTCTACGCCTCTGATGTTTTGCCATAGTTTTTTTAACCAACTCATAATTGTTCTCCTATCTGTGTTGTCTGTTCAGTTATATCCCAACAATTTAAGTTGGATGCTACCGTTCTTCTTTCACCTTCACCTTTGAAGGGATAAACCATGTGTTGTAACCAAGAAGGAAATACTAATAGTTTGCCTACTTCTGGTTTAATTACAAATGACTGAGGCGGTCTGAGCCTCTCTGTATTCATTAGTTCGTTTCTACCATAATTAAAAGCAATGTAGCCATCGCAATCGCCAGACGTATTATATAAGGAGTAGTTTGGCGATCCCGCTACAGGTTGATTTAATATTTGTTGAGGTACTTTTGTCCAGCCAGTAGTTGATATTCCCATTAGAGTTTTTGTCCCATGGTCGTGAATTGGATTGTAATCGCCTTCATAACTATGCACCGACCATGTTTCATCGATGGCTACTGCTTTTGGAGAAGAAAGGCGTGAACCTGTATTATTGTTAAAAAAGTTTATGTAATCAGCACCAAGACTACAAATAAAATCAGAATATTCTTTTACTCTAGGATCATCATTATCCATCAATAACTGTTCGCCTTGAGATATTTGTCCCACTAAAGTATGGGCTAATGATTTTTTATCTTGATCTTCTTTATATTCATCAAGATAATCGTTTAAGTCATTCACCATACTTATAGGCATTTCTGTTTCCATAACGTAAACAGAAGGCATATTATGGACTGTAACTTCTGCCATTAACTAGGAACGCTAAACGCTTTGTCTGGTGTACTTTCTGCTGGTGGGTTAGTAATCACACTATCTACTTGACTAGCAAAAACTGTGTCCCAATGCGATACAGGACAGATAGCTACTAGATTAGCATTTGTCCAACTGCCTTTGGCTTTAAGTGTAAAGTTAGCATTACCATCTTGGTCTAACTGTGGAACATTTGTAGTAAAAGTTGACTTATAATAAGTTGCATCACCTTCACTATCATTTTCATAAGTCATTTCTATATCCCATTTGTCTACCTTGCTACTGCTATTAATATATGGGATAGCTTTTGTTATTGATTTTGTTACTGCCATTTTTTACTCCTTATCCTTCTAGGGTTGTTATTCTAGCTTCTGCTGCTGTAACTTTAGCAGAAAGTTCTTGTACTGCCCTTATTAAAGGATATACAAACATTTCTGTTGAAAGCATTTGCTGACCACTCGTATCGTCTGCATCCCATCCTTTAAAGGTACTAACACCTGCATTATCCAAAGCTGTTTTAACTTCTTGTGCAATCATACCATGCATAACAACTGAGGTATCTTTTACATTTTCTGATTGATAACCAGTAAAGTTTTCTGGTATTTCATTATTACCTTTCCATCTGTAAGTAACAGTTCTTAAATCATTTATAAAACTTAATCCAAGTGTGTCATTTTGTATATCTTGTTTTAATCTTTCATCAGAAGGTCTCGACCAGTTAGCATTTGCACTAAATTGATTAGTAACAAACCCTTGAGCTGCTGTTCCAAACGTAAAACTATTAACTGCATAACTTTCAATATCGTGTCCAATAATAATACTACCAGATTCATCACCTGCTTTGGTTCGCACATTAGTTCCTATACCTACGTTATTAGAACCAGTAGTTGTTGCTGTTGTGTCTTGTAGTGCTTGATAACCTATTGCTGTGTTTGTATTGCCTGTACTAACACTTTTGGCTGCACCTAATCCTAAAGCCGTGTTACCTACTCCTGTAGTGTTTGATGTTAAAGATTGATATCCTACAGCTGTGTTTTGATTTGCAGTTGTATTTGCGTCTAAAGCAAAAGCACCGAAAGCCACATTTTCGGTACCTGTAGTATTGGCTATCATTGCTTGTGTGCCTACAGCCGTATTGTAGTTTGCGGTTGTGTTACCACCTAAAGCATTTACACCCAAACCTACGTTATATGAGCCAGTTGTATTAGCATCCATGGCTAGATAACCCATAGCCACGTTTTCTGTGCCTGTCGTGTCAGCATACAATGCTCTATGTCCAATCCCTGTGTTGTAAGAACCTGTAGTACAAGCTTCTAATGCACTACCGCCAACAGCAGTATTTCTTGTTGCTGTAGTGCTTGTTAATAATGCTGCTGAACCTACTGCGGTGTTGTCATTTGCTGTAGTATTGCTTCCTAATGCTGAATTACCGACAGCAGTATTGTCTTGCCCTGTGGTATTTGCATCTAAACTGTTTCTTCCAACTGCTGTATTTTCTGAGCCTGTGGTATTAGCTGTTAAAGAACTATGACCAATGGCTACGTTATTACTTGCTGTAGTATTCGCTCTAAGGGCAGAATCACCCACACCCACATTTTGTTCACCTGTAGTGTTAGTAAACAGAGCTTTAAAACCCACCCCTACATTACTAGCTGCTGTAGTGTTTGCTGCTAAAGCTTCTTTACCAAGTGAAGTGTTTTCTGAGCCTGTGGTGTTTGCACCGAGAGCAGCATATCCTACTGCCGTATTGTTAGAAGCGGTTGTATTTGCATCTAAGGCTAGAGCACCTATGGCTGTATTATTATCACCTGTTGTGTTTGAAAGCAAAGCTGCTGTACCAAAGGCTGCATTTAAAGTTCCTGTTGTATTAGAGTATAAGGCTCTATAGGCAACAGCAGTATTATTGTTAGCTGTAGTATTGGCTGCTAAAGACTCTTTACCCACAGCGGTATTTTCTGAACCTGTAGTGTTCGCTATCGCTGCATCCATACCAACTGCTGTATTGTTATTAGCAGTTGTATTTGCTGTCAAAGCAGCAGTACCAACTGCTGTGTTTGAAGAACCTGTAGTATTGTTTCCTAAAGGTCCAAATGAAGTGCCAGGTATATCTGA